TAAAAGAAGAGAAGAAAAATATCATATCTTCTATTGTTCATGTTGATGGTACATGTAGAATTCAAACACTAACTAGAAAACAAAACAAAAGTTTTTATGATTTAATAGAATTATTTTATGAAAGAACTCAAGTGCCTATTTTACTAAACACTTCTTTTAATTTAGCTGGTGAAACTTTAGTAGAAACAAAAGAGGATGCTTTGGATACTCTTGAAAGATCAAGTATTAATTATTTATATCTTCCTGATTAAGCACTACAGGCTTCACATTCCATATCAGAGTCTAAACCTGTTACCATAACTGTTGCATCGGAGCTATGTGGTTTACCTTGAATTGTATGTATATGAGGCACATTTTTATGTTCTAATAATTCTTTTTGTAGTCTTTCATTGTCTCTTTCCACTGCTAATAAACGTTCGTGGTAACGACTCACCTTATCAGCAAGGGTAGCTATAGCCTTCAATACTTCTTGATTTTCCATAATATCTCCTTGATTTATAATTTTTGGGTGAGATCTAATTTAAACATGTGTACAGAATATATCAAGCAATCTTTTTATAATTGTTTTCTTGACAGCAAATTCATGTTATGAAAGGAGCAGAAAAAAGAATGAAATATTATAATTTGTCAAAGAATATAATAGCTTGCGACAATTTTTTACCGCAACAAAAAGTAGAAGAACTTTATACAGATCTTCTTAATAACAGAAGTTTTTTTCAAATACCAAAGTGGGGTCATGCAAACGAGCAAAAGAAAGAAGTAACTCAAGAACTTTTCAGTGATAAATGTGGTGGTTTAGATTTTTGGTTATATAATAAAACAAAAAAAGACAATGAATCATTTATAGAATCTTTACATAGATGGTTTTTACATCAAGGATTATTTTATTTTAGTAAAGATAATGGAAATCAAATTTACGAATTTTTAGAAAGACAATTAAAATGGAACATTCACGTTATTTCTTACAATAACGGAGGATATTACAATTGGCACAAAGACATTTATAGTTCAAATGTATTTACTTTTAATTTAATTTTAAATAAACCTAGTTCTTTGAAGGGAGGAAATATGCTTTTTTATGATAAAAAAGTAATAGAAGTTGAAAACATGAATAATTTTATGGTGGTTTTTCCTTCTTATATTTCTCATGCTATTACTCCTTTATACACAGAAAATAACAAAGACGTTTCTTTTTTAGAACAAAGATTTAGTATTCAATTTTGGGTAAGTTTACAATGAAAGCTCAAACAAATGTATTTGGAAGAGTTGTTAAAAGATATGATATGCCTTTAGAGGCTATTGATGATTTAAACATTAGATATGAAGAACATAGAAAAGAACTAGCATCTATGGGTCCAAGATTAGCGGGTCGATTAGAATCCGAATTAGAGTTTACGCATCATATTAGTAAAACAATAATAGCTAAGCATATTGTTGATTGTATGAATGACTATGTTGAAACATTAGAGAAAATAAATATATTTAAAGGAAGTAAAGAATTAGAAATTTTAAGTTGTTGGATAAATGATATGAAAGAAGGAGAATACAATCCTCCTCACACGCATCACGATAACACTGGATGGTCCAGCGTTATGTTTTTAAAAGTACCAGAATTTGTTAACGACGTTAAAGACCCTCATAAATATAAAGATGGACAATTAGGTTTTACATCTGTTGATGGTACAAACATGACATGGATGGAACCTGAAATAGGACATTTTTATATATTTGAAGCAAGGCATCAACATTGTGTTATGCCATTTAAAACTAAGATAGAAGGAGATATTAGAAGATCTATGTCTTTTAATTTTATACAAAAATATGAATAAACCTTTATTTAAAATACATGATAATCTTTTTAATGAAAAAGATATCGATGCTTTGTATGGCTCTTTTCGAGACGAAAAGCCTTGGACATTTACAGGTGCTGCCAAAGACTGGTCAGGGCCTAGAAAATTTAAAAACCCTTTAGAAAAAGAAGATAAAGTTAACAAAATTCTTTTTAAAACTGCTGACGATATTTTAAAAAAAGAAAATTTATTTGACTCTGTAAAGTTGGTAAACTCTTATGCTAGTTCATATGTCTACGGAACAATGCATGATTTTCATGAAGATGGATGTAGTGATTATAATCAAATTTATACCGTAATGTTTTATTTAAATAAAGTATGGGCATTAATATATGCAGGTGAAACAGTTTTTTTAAACAAAGACAAAACAGAAATTGAAAATGCTGTTATTCCTAAACCTGGAAGAGCTGTTATCTTTGATGGTTTTATTACTCATGCAGCTCGTGAAATATCTCGTTCTTGTATTGAGCTTAGAATGGTAGCAACTTTAAAATACGAAAGACAAAATGTTTGATAAAAAAATTACTTTTTGTGCTACGGACGGAAACATGCTTGATGTATGGCCACATCCTCAACCTGCTTCAAGAGTTATTCCTGAAGAATATAAAAAATTAAAAAGACATGCAAAAGGAAATTTGCATTCACCCACAGTTAAAACATGCATGCCATTTTTAGACTCCATGTCAATGGGATATATAATACCTTTTGATCAAGATTATTTAGTTGATCCTGTTGAAAATGATTTTAGTGTGACTCCTGCAAATAGAGAACATGGTGAATTTGGATTTCATAACCAAACTCAACTACCAGAAAAATGGCATAAAACTACAGGAGAAAATGCAGGTAAGTTTATGAATAAATGGTTAATAAAAACTCCTCCTGGCTATAGTTGTTTGTTTATACACCCAATGAATAGGTTAGAAGAAAGATTTAAAATTATTGAGGGAGTTGTAGATACAGATAATTATGTAAACATAATTAATTTTCCCTTTATTTTAAAAAAAAGGGATAAACAGTTTCTAATTAAAAAAGGTGAACCTATGGTTCAAGTAGTTCCTTTTAAACGTGAGTCTTTTAAAATGTGGTCAGGTTTTTATCTAGAAAAACTACATAACAAAACTCTTAATATTTTACAAAGTGAATGGGTTGACAGATATAAAAAAATGTTTTGGAATAAAAAAAACTATAGATGAAAAATATTACTGACTACATTATATCTTTTAATAATGTTTTAGATAAAAAAATTTGCAATGAAATTATAGAAAAATCTAATTTTGATACGTTCACAAGTGCTACTGTAGGAGATGACAAAGTTATAAAAGACTATAGAAAATGTTATCAAAAAAAATTGGATGATAAATTTAAGGACAATATTTATGAAGTCATAGGCACTATATTAAAAAAATATAAAGATATACATTCTAGTTTTACGACAGGTCTCACTACAGAAGATACTGGGTACATTCACCTTTTGTATAAAGGTGATCAAAAAGGAGAGTATAAAGAACATGTAGATCATGCTGATCAATTTCCAAGAGTTTTAAGTTGTTCTATTATATTAAATGATGACTATGACGGAGGCAATTTTGCATTTTTTAATAAAGAATATTTTGTAGAAAAAAAAGCAGGAAGCGTTGTTGTTTTTCCAAGTAACTTTTGTTTTCCTCATTCTATTACACCTGTATCAAAAGGTGACAGACATTCGATTATAACGTGGATTGGTTAAAAAAATAAATGCATATAAAAGCAAACATGGATGACTGTGCTCTTGTTATAGATGAATTTTTACCAAAAGATTTATTTAAAAAAGTAAAAGATTATAACTACAAAACAGAAAATAAACACGGTTCATATTCTAATTGGAAAAAATTTCTTTTTAAAGATAGCCAACAAAATACAACTATGAAAAATGTTAATGTTCAAGAAAATATTGCAGTATTTGAAAACGGAAAAATTGAAGCTGATAAAACTTTTGAACAATTTTTTAAAATATTGTTTAATTGTCCTTTTATTCCTTTTCAAGAAAATTCTAAAATAATGCTTTCTTATTATGAGTATGAAAAATTTTCAGGAATAAATTGGCACGATGATGGCAAATATACTTTAAATTATTCTTTTTACATTCACGATGATTGGGATAATAATTGGGGCGGTGAAACTTTAATTGACACTAAAAGAGGATTACCTTTGGTTTCTTATCCTTATCCTAATACTTTATTAGCAATTAAAAATGGTATTCAACACAAAGTTTGTCCTGTAACAGGACCTATTAAAAGAAAAGTATTACAAGTAAGAGGTATTTTTTACGAATAGTTTGAATCGTAGTCTTTCCAAGTTTTAGACCAATCCCAATAAGAATTTGTTTCGGAATTTAATTCATTGAAAGTTCCAGGAGTTTTACCAGCAGCTATCCAGCTATCAAAAGCAGCTTTATAAGCATTGTTATACGCAGTTGTAGCAGCCTCTATTTGATCTTTTCTTGTTTCTGCCCAAGTAAGTAAAGCAGCTACTGTTGTTGATCCAACAGCGTCACTTGTAGCATTTAAATCAGTATTACCTGTCATCATTCCAGTAGAAGCATCTTTGCTTTGAATTTCGTTTTGACCTGTTAAAGCATTCCAAATTACAACATGAATTGTATTTGGCGTCCATCCTGCTTGCCATGCGTTTCCTTTGTCAGCCCATTCAATATGAAAAGTATCATCTACTTTTATATAACTGTCGTTTGCTATTACTATTTGTGTTGCCATCAATATCTCCTAATGCTTTATAATATAGTTTACCACCACAAAAGGTGAGAATGAATTTGTACCCGCAGCCGTAACAGCTCCAGTTAAACTTGTTGTAATATTACCTGTTAAAGTACCAGATAAAGTGTGAGAGTGGTTGTGAGCAGTTCCTGAACCTGAATTGTCAATGTTAGCATTAGGAAAACCAATACCACCTGCGTTAACGTTATCCACACCATCAGGTCCTGATGCTGTTTTAGCATTTGTACCATGATTATGTGAAGCTAATTGAGCAGTAGTTAAAGATGTATTTGAAATACTTCCTGTTACAGTAACAGCTTGGTTTGTAGCATTTGTAGCAGCTTGGTTATTAGTAACAGCTACTGTAACGGTATTTGCACCGCCAGTGCCTGCTAAGTTATATGTGTTACCATCAAAACCTTGCGGCATCTTACCTTGTAATTGAGGAACATTAAAAGTTGTTGAGCCATCACCCGATCCGTAAGTTGTACTTGTTACAGCAAATAATTCTGCATAGGTTGATCTTGATACTGCCGAACCGTCACATAACAAGTAACCTGCTGGAGCAGTTGCTTTTGTCCAAGGCTTAATAGCCCCTACTTCACTTCTGTTTGTTATATCTTGTAAGTTAGCCATTAGTCGTTATATTTCAACCTCCACCCATTGTCTGCGTTTACATAAACGAGAGCAATGCCCGCACTGTTAGTGCTTACTGTTAAATCTGCAGCAGAACCTTGTATCTTCTGAGAGTTACGTCCTACTGTTAAATTGTTTGTACCAAAAGTTCCTTCAGCGTCAATAAGTTTTACTTGATTTCCAATTGAAGGAGAAG